GTCGGTTCGTTGCGTGTTTCGGTGTTACGGCGCCCATTTAAAGGCCCCCGGTATGACTTTTCTAGTTTCTGCCGTACAGCAAGCACCACTCCCCCAATGCGCATACCCAAAATTTTCAGCAGCCCCATGTACAACGTACACTCCATCCCCTAAACTGCATAAGCCACAAGGCAACTGCCGCCCAGCCAGAGGTACCATGAACACTCCCCACAACCGCCTGATGGCCGCCCTCCGAGACGCCAGCTGGCTACGAAACCCAGACACCCGCAGCCCCAAGCGTTGGCATGTGCTCAAGGTCGACGGACGCCCTGCCTGTGGCCTGGTCGCGGTGATGTGCGACGAGGACGCGATACCGGCCGAGCAGGTGCCGCAGGAGCTACGGTGTAAGAAGGCTGGCTGCGACCGGCACTGGCCCAACCCACAACCCGAGGTGCCCAGAACATGAACATCGACCCGCTGACCAAGATGCTGGACCAGATAGACGAGCTCCACGCCCTGGACGAATCGAAGATACCCACTGCCCGCCCAGGCGCCGTCAACCGCGTAGCCGCGATCATGGAGCGAGACGGCAAGACCCACCCGACCGAGCAACCGGAGGCGCTCCCACAGCGCGACGACCTGGTGCCGATCACCCTCAAGGGCGACACCTACCATGTGCCCTACTGGATCGCCAAAAAGGTCAACGACCCTCGGCTTACCCGTGCCGAGCGTCAGCTCAAGAAGAAGGGCCTGCTACAGAGCATCAAGCAGGCCCGCATCGCACCGAGCCGCCGAGGCATCCAACTGTGACGGCCGCGACCAACAGCCAGCGGCTGGTAACCCACAAGGAGTTGGGCGGCCTGTACGAAGACCTCGGCCAGGCCAAGCCGGCAGGAGCCATGAAGCAGGCTGGCTTCTATCCGGTGCACGTCTACCGCAATGTCGACTCCGGCCAGCTGTACTACCGGGCCAAGGACGACTTCAACATGCGCATGAAGAAGGTCAACACCGGCAGCGCCCCTTGTCGTAGAGCGTCCGACGCCCTGCACTGGAACCCGGCAGACAGCCTGCCTCCGGTGGACTGCCCCTTGCTGATCCTGGTGGACAACCAGACCGTTCGGGCCGAGCGCCCGCGCTTTGCCCAGAGCAAGGGTGACGACCTCGAATACCACCTCGCCGACGGAACGGTGCTGACCGGCCGCTTCCCCTGGACCTACCCGTAACCCAACCCAAAGGAAAGACCCATGACCCGCAAGCTCGAAGGACACAAGATCAACCCAGCCAACGACATGATCGACATCCTGGTCATAGACCAGCCAGGCAGCGGTGGTGCCAACCACGCCTACGTGGTCACCGGCATGACCGGCCTGATGGAAAACGCCCGCACCTTGATCACCGACGTCACCCTTGACTACCTGGAGGGTAGCGGGGTAACCCAGGACCACACCATTGGCATCCTGTTCCAGAACGGCCCAATCGCTGAAGCCGGCGTCAACGGCCTCACCCACGAGGTGCTGCTGGAGATCCTGATCGACCGCATCGCCGGGTTCCAGGCAGGACCGTTCGCCTGCCAGGCCAACGCCGACTGCCTGGAGCACCTGAAGGCCGCACAGGAGGTCCTGCTCAACCGCACCCGCGAGCGTATGGCCCGCGGCGTTGAAGGGACCCACGCAAAATGAGCCAGGAAACCCCTTCCGCTCAGCAACCACCCTTCAGAAACCCAACCCACCAAGGATCGACCATGAATACCAACAAAGCCCCAGCCCGCTTCCCCGGTACCGTAATCCCGCAGCGCCCCGATGACATCCGTCTGGGAATGCACATCACTGACCGGGTGACCGGCCTCTCCGGTGTGGCCATGGCCAAGGTCGAGTACCTGACCGGCTGCACCCAGTTCTGCGTTCAGCCGCGTGGCCTGAAGGACGACGGCAAGCAGCACGACGGCATCTACCTCGACTGGCAGCGCTTCCAGATCGAGCCGACGCTCAACGATTACGATGATCTGTCCGACCTCGGCCGCAGTGCCGCGACCCAGGCTTCCTCCGGCGCAGGCACCCCGCCTTCGGCCCCGAACACAGGGCTGCGGACATGAGCCAACCCAACGTAGAAGCCCAGGCCGTGATCACCCCGGAGGTGCGCGACGTGCTGGTCAAGCTGGAGCAGTGGCACGCCATGCAGATCGGGGCTATCGATCAGATCCTCGAGAGGCCGGAAGCGAAGATAGCGCTGGGCGAGGGGGTCGAACTGGAGCCCGGTACCGATCTGCACAAGGGCTTTCGCATAGGCCTGACGATAGCCAAGCACTGGCTGGGCAAACTGCCGATGACCATCGGCCCGATCGAAGTTGAAGTTGAAAGCGAGGAAGAAGAATGAGCGCCTGGTTCCGCAACCTGCACATCTACCGCATCACCAAGGACGTCCCCGCGTTCATGCCGGCGCCCGGGGTGATGGGTAGCGGCGTGGACAACATGATCGACGCCCTCAACCACGCCTTGCACACCAAGCCAAGCCGCGAGCCGGCCAGCCAGGAGATCAGCACCTACGGCTTCTGCGAGCCCTACCCCCAGCGCCAGATGACGCTGGCCGACCGCGAGGAGCCGGAGCTGCTGGACGAGATCGAACCGGACGTGCCGCAGTACGTCCGCTCGGTGCACAACGGGCGCTACCTGCTGATCTGCGCCAGCGGCGTGAGCAAGGCCATGCCGTCGAACGCGATCAAGCGCGCGGTGAAGAAGAAGGTCGACCAGATCGAGGCCGAGCAGATGCGCAAGGTCTACAAGAAGGAGCGTGACCAGCTCAAGGACGAGGTCATCCAGGCCATGGTGGTGCACGCGCCGCTGACCGAGAAGCGCACCTTCGCCGCGATCGACACGCAGGACGGGTTGATCTACGTGGACACCTCCAGCGCGGCGCGTGCCGAGGATCTGCTGTCCACCCTGCGCGAGTGCCTGGGCAGCCTGCCGATCCGCCCCTTGACCACCAAGCTGCGGCCGGCGACGACCTTCACCGAGTGGGTGAAGAAGACCAAATGCTACGGGGACTTCTACCTGATGGACGCCGCGGTGATGGAGGATCAGGCCGATGGCGGCGGCAAAGTGGCCATGGTTCACCAGGACCTGACCTCGGACGAGGCGCAGCTGCATGTGGAATCTGGCAAACTGGTCACACGGATCGCGCTGGCCTACGAGGACAAGCTGGGGTTCCTGCTGAACGAGAAAATGGTCTTCACCAAGCTGACCTTCAACGACCTGCTCAAGTCGCAGGCTGACGAAGACGGCGGCGAGGACTTCCACGGGCAGCTGGATGCGAGCTTCTTCCTGATGATGGAGACCTTCAGCCGGATGCTTCCCGAACTGCTCGAGGGTCTCAGCGGCGAGGACGTTCCCCAGGGCATCTGAATGGGGTTGCGCTGATCCGAACAGAAAAGGCCGCATATGCGGCCTTTTCTGCATGAAAACGATGGAAATCAGGGCAAAAGGACTGCTTTATGAGCAAAAACGGGCCTAAAACCAGAGAAATTGCCAACAAAATGGGCAAAATATACGCAAAAACGTGGGTTTTCTGCGCTATTTGCCTCTCCATTTCAGCGTTTGCAGGAGTGTCGCAGCCATGAATCGCGCCTACGGATTGACCGCAGAGCAGCGCCAGGCATGCTCAGACAACCCGCTGGCCACCTACATCGGTGCCCGGCTCCCCGTCTTGATCGTGCTGGTGATGGTGAGCAACATCGTGGGGCTGATCCTGGTCACCCTCTCGCTGCTCAGCAACCTCACCAGTACCGCCTTTCTGATCCACCCCGCCACGGTTCACGCCATCTCCTTCACCTTTACGCTCTGGATGCTGATCACGGGAATCGTGCTGGCGCTGGAGCTGTGGTGGATCAAGCGCAACCACCTCTCCCCCGAGCAGCTCCAGCGCCGCAGGCAGAAGCCAGGCCTCTGGCGCAGGTCTACCGACCCCAGGCCTTCGACGCTGGCAGGCAACCCAGAGGCCGTGGCCAAGATGGCGGAGGTCGCTGGGGAGCCGCTCGACACGACCACCACGACTGAAGACCTGATGGACGAGATGGCCGGCCTTATCCGCCTGTTGCAGCGCGAGATCGCCACCCGTACCAGATTGCAGGCCGACGCCAGGCACAAGCTGGTGGCCGAGTCGCACCGCTCGGTGGAGGTCATGTGCCAGGTGCTGATGGACATCGTGGAGATCCACCGCCGCGCGATCAGCGAGAAGGAACGGATGGGTTACGACGGCCCCGGTACCGGCTTCAAACAGCTGGCCCACACCCACAAGACGTTCGAGGTGTCGGGAGCGGCAGTGGAGGCCGGGATAAAAATGGTGAAGGTCCCTAAAAAAGGTACTTGCAAACCGCGAAATGCCAGCCATACTAGGCATCGCGGATCCCGGGTAATGGATGACCAGCCGAAAGGCGGGATCTGACGGGCGAGGGACGGGACGGGCAGCCAGGACGGCAGAGCGGGAGATGACGAGAGTCATCTCCCGCTTTTTATTGGACAAAATTTACCCAGTTTGCCAATATGCCGGGGCAATGACCCCCAATTAGAGGCAACCAAATGAGTGAAAAAAGACGTCCGGACCTGACCGTAACGGTCAAATCCGGTGACTTGACCCGCCGCTACGAGATGTTCTGCGCCGAGCAGTTCTCCGAGCGCGCCGGCCGCAGCAGCTTCTACCATGCCGAGCAGCCCAACCTGATGCTGACCCCGCTCGACTTCGAGCAGGGCAAGTACGTGCGCGTGCGCTGCAACGGGGTGTGGCTGCCGAAGGGGCGCCGTGCGATGTTCCCAGCCGGCCGCGCTTCCTTCCTGATCGCCCAGGACATCCATCAGCAGGTGCTGGCCAAGACGGAGTCGCTGGAATGAAGACGATCCTCGCGTGGTACCTGGTCAACTTCACCTACATGACGCGCCCCTTGTACTCGGCGCTGGCGCGCATGTTCGAGAGCCGGGCCTTCTACGGTACCAACCCGATCAAGATGCTGGGCGATACCTTCGTCCTGATGGTGATCGGCCCGCTGCTGCTGATCATGATCCTGGTGAGCATCGTCACGCTGCCGTTCCGCTGGGTCTACCTGGTCGTCTTCGACCGGGCCGAGTGGCTGCAGATGAAAGCCCTGGTTCGCGCCGGAAGGGTAAGATGGAGCAGCGGCACTTTCACCGACCCCGTACAGCCCGAGGAGCCTGAGCATGGCAAAGCCGAGTAGCCAGACCCTGGAGGAGCGGCTGCTGATGAACGCGGTGGACACGGTAGCCAAGAACGTGGAGGACTACGATCCGGTCGTGCTGATCCACCTCGTCAGCGAAGTGGTGAAGCGCGAAGACCTGCAGCTCGGGCTGTACCGCGTGCTGGCCAACGCATTCCCAGCTGACAAGCTGCGGGCGCTCGGCATTGAGCCGGGCAGGTCCGGTACCGGGATGGCCGGTACCACCGACGACGTGATGAACTACCTGACTCTGCCGCAGATGCACCGCATTCAGTTGCGCGGCATCCAGCAGCTGCAGGAGAAGCTGCTGCCTGGCGGCTTCCTGATGGTCAACAAGGAGGTCACCCACTCCGACGCGACCCGCATGCTCGCCCAGTGCACCAGCCAGATGGAGAAGGTCCTGCGCCTGACCAAGGCAGTGAAGGCGAACGCCGAGGTGAACCGTCTGAAGGAGGCGATCTCGGCCGGCTTGTCGGCGATCGCCGATGGCATGGGTCCTGAGCAGGCAGCGAAGGTCCTCGACCTGATGCAGGGCGCTATGCGCAAGCATCTCAGCAGTACGAAAGCGAAACTCGACGAAATCATGGAAGAAGCGGAACAGCTTGGAGGCTGATGTGACTACCTATCTGGTGATCGTGATGTGGTCTGGAGTGCTGGTAACCTTTGCCGGGCTTTACCTGGCGATCGGATGCCTGCTGTTGTGCCTGTTCGATGTTCGGCTCGGAATCAGCGAGAGCTTCGACGTCAAAAACGTCCCGATCATGATGGTCGTGATGGCCCTCTGGCCCCTGGTTCTCGGGTGCCACCTACTTCACAGCAAGGAGAGCGACAGCAGTGGCGAATCACCGGATTCTGGACGAGTTTGACGGCAACGCCGTAGGCGAGAACTTCCTCGCCAGTCTGCACAACAAGGTCCACGGTGCCACCGATTTCAGCCAGCTCTCACGCTGGCTGGAGCAGAACACCAAGCACCCGCTCAAGCCGAAGGAGAACTGGACCTTCGCCGAGCACGAGTACCAGATCGATATCCTCAACGACACCGCGCACGAGGCCTTCTTCCAGAAGTGCTCGCAGGTGGGGGCGTCCGAGCTGTTCGTGCGCATGAAGCTGGCGATGCTCGGCATTTCCGAAGCGCTGACGATCATCTACGTGCTGCCGACCCGCAGCTTAGCCATGCGCTTCGCCAAGGGCCGGGTGGACCCCGTCATCCTCAACAGCCCCGCCTTGCAGGCGATGAAGAACAAGGACGTCGATTCCAACGAGATGAAGCAGTTCGGCAACTGCTTCCTCTACATCTCCGGCTCCTACGGCCAGAGCGCGGCGATCTCGGTACCGGCCCAGGTGCTGTTCTGGGACGAAGTCGACTTCTGCAACCAGAAGAACCTGACCACCTTCCGCAGCCGGATGGGCCACGCTAAAGAGGACGACCTCTGGTTCGTCCGGGGCTTCTCAACCCCGACGGTGTTCGACTACGGGATCAACTCCTACTTCAAGCGCGGCAGCCAGGCCTACTACGGCGTGTTCTGCGGCCACTGCCGTGACTTCGTCCAGGTGGACTTCTTCCGCGACCTGGTCATCCCGGGCTTCGACCGCGACGTGAAGGAATGGGACAAGGAGCACCTGAGCGATCCGGACGTGAACGTGGACGCCTGCTTCTTCCGCTGCCAGCACTGCAACCACGAGCTGCCCTGGAAGCATTTCCTCGACCCAGAGAAGCGCCACTGGCTGCACACCTTCGAAGACCGCCCGATCCGCTCTCGCCAGATCAGCCCGTTCGACGTGCCGGCGATCAACCCGCCGTGGCGAACGCTGCGCCAGGTCGACGAGTACGAGGTGAAGGGCGACTGGGTCAACTTCAAAGTCGGGGTGCCCTACGAGGACGCCTCCTCGAGCTTCCTCGTGGACACGGCCAACTGGTCGGCGGGCACCGAGCTGGAGCCACCCTTGTCGCACCGTGAGCTGAACCAGCTGGTGATGGAGAAAGGGATCGAGACCGACACCCAGTTCTTCGAGTGGCTGTTCACCCAGCAGCAGATCTCCAGCACCTGTTCGCTCGGCATGGACGTCGGCAAGACCTCCTGGTTCGTGATCCGCCACGTAAGTGGCAACGAGCGGCCGGTCATCCATGCCGAGCGCGCCCAGGCCAGCAACGGCAACCTGAAGTTCCGCTACCTCTACCTGTTCTACATCTACGGCTGCCTGATGGGCGTAGGTGACGCCGGCCCTGACTTCACCCTCAGCCAGTCGATCGTCCGCGCGCTGCCCGGGCGGGCCTGGGCCTGCTACTACGCGGCGTCCAAGGACAACCAGCTCCAGCGTATCCAGCTGAAGGCCGAGGAGGGCACAGTAAGCGTGCTGCGTACCCGCACCCTGGACATGCTGGTCAGCAAGTTCAACAACGGGCAGATCCCCATGGCCAAGCTCCGCGAGGAGCCGACGATGCGGGCGCACCTGAAGTCGGTGAAGCGCGTGACAGAGGTGTTCGACGAGGGCGAGAAGGGCAGTAAGGAGAAGGCTCGGTGGATCTCAACCGACGACGATCACTTCTGCCACGCGCTGTTATACTCCGAGGTAGCCGCCGACCTTGTATACAGTTTGGACGGTATCGATGCACACGAACGAGGCCGGCAGTCAGCCATCGGGATTCTCCCGTCGGTTGGCAAGTTTAGGCCGCGCGGATAGAATCCGCTCAGCCATAAGGGGAAAGGGACTTGGCCGCACAGAAAGGGACGAGAGGAAGTAGGGGAGGATCTGGAGCTAGCTCGAAGCTGGCCGGTGATCCAGTCCTGCCAAAAAAGCTCGCCAACAAGGCGCGCAGCCAAGCTAGCGGTTCCTCGGTCGAAAAAGGCCAGGACATCTCTAACAACCGCACCGTCTACATCAACCAGACGGTAAAGACCCTTCGTGACCAGAACAAACCGGCCGCCGCGCTCCGCGAGCTGGCGCGCGTTGACGGTACCGTCGGCAGCGCCATCTTCAACTTCGTTGAGATAGCCCACACCGGTTTCAAGGTCTGGGCTCACGATGCCGCTACCCACCAGCTTTCCCCGACAGGGACGATGGTCGCCCAGACCCTGATGTCCCGCTTCGACACGGTCTACGACTACACCATCGGTTTCAGCGACAAGCCCACCATCCGGATGGCCCTGGAGCAGATGCTGCTCGAAACGGTGGTCGCCAACGGCTTCGGCATGGAGCTGGTGCTGGACAAGAACCTGATGCCAGACCGGCTGCAGGTGATCAACTACGACAGCCTGACCTGGGTGTCTTCCGGTGACGGCCTGCGGTACCCGAAGCAGGCCGGCAACGACGGCGACGTTGAGCTGAACATCCCCAACTTCTTCGTCGGCGAGCTGCACCTGACGCCGGCCTACGCCTACACCACCCCGATGCTGGAACCGGCGATCAACGACGCCTTCTTCCACCGCGAGTTCATTGAGGACATGCGCAAGACGGTTCGCCGCGCCGGCAACCCGCGCATGGCGGCCAAGCTGGTCAGCGAGAAGATCCTCGCAGCCTGCCCGATCGAAGTGAAGATGGATCCGGTCAAGCTGGCTGCGTGGATGGAAGCGCGCCGAAAAGAAGTAGAGGACGTGCTGATCAACCTCGAGCCAGAGGATGCGATCACCTACTTCGACTCTGTGGAAATCGACGCGATCAAGATGGCTGGCGAGAAGCAGGACTTCGTCCCTTTGCTCAACGCTATCAGCGGGCTGATGGCCACGGCACTGAAGGCGCCACCGAGCATCCTCGGCCTGCGCCTGGAGGGCAGTCAGTCCCTCTCCAACACCGAATCCATGGTCTTCCTCAAGGTCGCATCGTCCATTCGCAAGCCGGTTGAAGACGTCATGAGCCGCGCCTTGACCCTCGGATGCCGACTCTACGGCGAGAACGTCTACGTCCGGTTTGAGTTCGACCCAATCGATCTCCGGCCGGAGAACGAGGTGGAGGCTTTCCGCACAATGCGGCAGGCCCGTATACTTGAGCTGCTGTCGCTAGGGATCATTGGCGACGACGAAGCATTTGTGGACCTCGGCGTTGAATTCGCGCCGCCGAATTACACTCCGCTTTCAGGGACGAATTTCTACGGATCAAGCGCCAAGGACAAGGCTGACCAAGCCTCGCCCAACGAAGACCCCCAAGGTCGTGCGCTCCAAGGAGATGCTCCCAGAAAGGCTGGCGGTAAGAGTCAATAAGGAGCAGCGCCAATGAAAGGCGGCAGTGCAAAAATCTGGCTATCAGCGGACATTCAGGCGTTCTTCGAGTGGATCCAGGCTACCGCCGCGATCCGCGCCAAGAACCCCATGGAGCTGGCCACCCTCAACGCACACCTGCTGGCTGGCCCTGAAGGCGAGCGCAAGCCGGTGTTCGGCGACGGTCGCCAGGACTACATGATGCAGCGCTACAAGAACCTGGCCCTGGTCCAGGTCAGTGGCACCCTGGTCAAGAACGACAGCCCGTGGAACAAGTACTTCGGCCTCGTCTCCTACGACGAGATCCGCCGATCGGTGCTGACCGCCCTGACCGACAATGCGGTCGACGGCATCGTCACGGTCATGAACACCCCCGGCGGATCGGCGGCTGGCGCGGATGCCATGGCCAGCTTCTTCAGCAAAGCCGACCAGAGCAAGCCTCTGTACGCCTTCGCTGAGTCGGACATGTGCTCTGGCGGTTACTACCTCGGCGCGCCGGCGCGAGAGATCTACGCGCAGCGCGCGGCTATGGTCGGCTCCATCGGCGTGGTGATGGTCCATTACGACCATCTGAAGATGTACCAGGACGCCGGCATCCAGCCAACGGTGTTCCGTGCGGGCGAATTCAAAGCTCTGGGCAGTCAGGTAGAGCATCTGGACGACAAGGCCAAGGCCTCCATCCAGGGCATGCTTCAGGACTACTTCGACATGTTCAACGACCATGTCGTTGAACACCGAGGCTACAAGGACGTTGCTGAACTGCTGGCTACCGGTGGTGAAGGGCGTGTATTCATGGCTGAAGAAGCCAAGGAAGTCGGCCTGGTGGACCAGGTCGCAGAGATGGAAGATGCCCTGGAGCAGATGGCTACCAAAGCCAGTCGCGCTACCGGCCGCACCAGCCAGTTCTCAGTCAATGTGCAAGAGCGAGGAACCGCTATGAGTCGTAAAAAAGCCCAGGCTGCAGCCGCAGCCGGTCAGGCCCTTACACCCGAGCAGATCGCCGCCCTTGCTGCTGGCGCCAGCCTGGGAGATCCGGCCGCCGCCGGAGGTTCTGAGGCAGATGCCGGTGGCGAAGGCGGTGAGGAGGAGGAAGAATCCCCTGAAGGCGAAGGCGGCGAGAAGCCAGCTGACGACGAGGAGGAAGAATCCCCTGAAGGCGGCGAGGGTGGCGAAGAAGGTGGCGAAGGCTCCAAGCCATCTGCCAGCGCGGCCCCTGTTGCCGGCGCTGTAGACCTGGACCGCGTCATCGCGCTGTCCACCGAGATCGGTCAGCTGAAAGCTCAGCTGCAGTCTCTGGAAAGCGAAACTGCCCAGATCCGTAATGAGGCCGCCGGAAAGGACGCCCTTATCGAAAATCTGCGCGGGGTAGCAGCAATTGCGATCAACAACCGTCAGGTCGCGCTGGGTTTCCAGCCTACCGATGCGGCATCATTGAGCGCAGAGCAGTGCTTCGAGATGTTCGGCAAGCTGGACGCCGACTTCAAGGAGCGTTTCAAACCGGGCGCCAAGGCGACCGCTACTCGCGCAGAGGTGAAACCAGCCACCTTGTCGCCGGTAGCCACCGCTGCCCGCGGTATGACAAAACTCTAAACAGGGAGATCTGACTACATGCCATCCTACAAGCGTGGTCAAAAGATCGGTACCGCCTGGAACTACCGCGAGGCAGCTCTTGGCTCTACCGACACTAAAGGGAAGTTCACGGACAAAGACTTCGGCAAGCCGCTGAAACTGGTCGCTGACTCCACCTACGACGTGTGCGCTGACGGTGACGCCATCGAGGAGATCCTCGAGGCCATTGCCGCCCAACAGCCCACCGTGAACAACGGCTTCCAGATCGGTACCATCCGTGACAACGGCACCGCCCTTGCCATCGTTGGCAGCGGTTCGGTAGTCATTGGTGACATCGTGGTCGCTGCTGCCCAGGAAGCTCTCGGCACCAGCAACAGTCCGGCCAGCAAGCCGACTACTGCGTTCACCAAGGTGAAGTCCGCTGGTGATGCCGCCGCACAGGCCGCTGTGAAGTTCAAGTGGCGCGTTGTTTCGATCAAGGCTGGTTCCGGCGCTGCTGGTTCCGAAGTCCTGATCGAGCGTATCTAATCGCGGACACCAAGGAGTAACGCGAAATGTCGAAGGAACAAGCCAAGGTAAACATCCGCGATAAGAACGGCGCGCTCATGGAGGTCGAACTCGACCTCAACATGTACGACGCCGCTGCTCAGCGCGGACTCAGCCTGAGTCAGCACCTGACCCACCTGTACGGTGAGCAGACTGACGAAGGGGCCTACGGCTCGGTCATCTCCCAGGTCATGCAGAACAACGGTCTGCTGATGGGCTACGACCACGCCACCGGCCTGCGTGCGCCGACCATGAAGGAAGTCCTGGATCAGGGCATCTCCATGGGCGCTATCACCAACACTGACGGCAACGATCGCTCCCCGGCCGGTCGCATCCTGTTCCCCGAGATCGTGCTGCGCACCATCGAGGAAGAACTGCGCGAGTCGAAGGACGATTATTTCCGCAGCTACGAAAACATGGTGGCGATGACCCAGGTCGTCAACGGCCCGCGCTTCGAGCAGCCGACCATCAACGTCAAGTACGCTGAGGAATCGCCGAGCAACCGTATCAGCGAACTGGCTGAGCCGGACGCGATGGTCAGCATCACCACCGGGAACATCACCCGTAAGGTGCCGACCAAATCGATCGGTCTGATGATCTCCGACGAGGCGCTGGCCACCACTACTCTGGACCTGGTCAACATCATCATGGCTGCACAAGCCCGTGGTGAGCGTTACCGCATGATCCAGGAGCAGATGGGCGCCATCCTGAACGGTGATCCGGACTGGAACGAGACCGGCCTGAGCGGCTACACCGCGGCCTCCATCGACCCGTCCATCACCACTGCTGGCACCATGACCCACAAGGCCTGGATCAAGTTCCTGCGCAACGACTTCCGTCGCAAGTCGCTGAACTACGCCATCGCTGACCTGGACACTGCCCTGGCCATCGAAGGCCGCAGCGGCAAGCCTACCCGGGGCACCGTGTACGCTGGCCAAGGCACCAACTTCGATGTCGACGTGACCGTGGACAACCTGAACGCCCGCACCATCCCCTTGTTCCTCGTGGAGCCGGAAGTGGTCGGTGTCAACACCCTGGTTGCCCTGGACCGCCGCTACGCGATCCGTCGCGTGGTCAACGTGACCGCCAACTACAGCGCCGTTCAGGAGTTCGTCCTGCGCAAGGCCAAGGCCTTCCGCATCGACTACGCCGAGATGGCACACACGCTGTACAAGGAAGCCTTCGAGAAGATGGCTCTGACCATCTAAGATAGGCGGTAGAAGGAGGGCTTCGGCCCTCCTTTTCTTCAAGTCGCAGAGGAAATGAACATGGAAAAGACTGAACTCGAGAAGCTGCAGGAAGCTGCCGCAACCGCCCGGGCCGCTGCCGCTGAAGCGGCTGAGAAAGCCTCGGCGAAGAACGCTTCCAACGCCTCGAAAGAGGAGGCAGGCCGCCTTGCTAAGCTGGCCGAGGAAGCCGACCAACGTGTTGCCGAGGAAGAAACTCGCCTCGCCAACGAAGCAGAGCAGCAGAAGCAGGTTGAAGAAGCCGCTTCCCTGGCCGCTGCACAGACCGGCGAAACCCCCAAGCCTCCGAAGAAGGTCAACGAAGACGAATCGGCGCAGTACGTGCCTGTCTTCCTGGACGAGGACGGCGAGAAGATCGCCCGCAATTCGATCCTTCGCATCTGCACCACCGGCGATTTCAACCTGCGCTCGCTCGACGGCCTGCACATCACCAGCGAGCCGACCGCAGAGCTGCACGGCCCGAACGTGAAGGACGGCGACTGGTACACCGCCCAGTTCAAAGCTGGCCTGCTCCGCGTGGACAGCGTCAAGAAGCTGCGCAGCTAAGGTAGGACCAAGTCATGGCCCAGATAGGCTCCCCCGTTGTTTTCACCTCCACTGAGGCTGTCAGGGGAGCTCTCGGCATCGACCAGACGGATATAGCCGATCAGTCGATCTTGAATGCCGCGCTCGATGTCGAGCTGGGCCTTGACCTTTACACCTGGTGCCCCGATTACGGCGCCAAACTGACGGTGGATCCTGACAGTGCCACCCCTGAGCAACTGCTCATGAAAGCCGCGCTGACCACATATGCGAAGTGGTTCTGCGCTGCCGAATTCGCAAGAAAGCCGCTGGCTCACCTGCAGCTCTACGGAGACGGCAAGGCAGAGCAGCGCCGCTTCACCAACTTTGAATGGGACCAGCTGGTGGCTTACTGCGCCGGCAAGGCTGCCCATTACAAGGCCATGGCCACGGAACTGGACCCGGCCACCGCTGACCAGCCGGGAGCATCCTACGCAACGATCTCGCGTGGTGTGCCGACCTATGATCCGGTAACGAACGAAGGCGCCGTCTGATGGACCTTCGCCGTAGCTTCGAGCGATTCGCCAATCTGGAACTGAAAAGCTGGGACCTGGTACTCAAGGAGTACGTCCCGACAGGGATCTTCGGATCGCTGCAGGTCTATGACCGGTTCATCAGCGACCGCGACTTCGGCCAGAAGAAGCGAATCTTCCTGATGCCAGGCGAACTCACAATACCCCGCGAAAGGCTCCTCTTGAAGGTGGGGGACGCCGCGGCGGTATGGATGCTGGAGAGCGTCAACTACGACGTCGACGTGACCGGCACTTACGCCAGCGCGGTGGTGCTCCGAGAGGCTCGCCACCAGGTTCGGCTGTACCGAAACACCGGCAGCAAGCGCGCCAGCGGAGTAGGCAGAACGGAGAAGATCAAGGAACTCGTGGAGGCCACCTACGGGGACTTCTCCCGGTACTCCAGCAGCGAGTCGCGCGAGTTGGACAACGTCGATTACACGATCGGTTCGTGGTACCTGCCGCGCGGGACGCCGGTAGACCTCGACACGATCCTCGAGGACGATCTCGGCCAGCGCTTCATAGTGCGAGAGGTCAGCTCGTTCCTTGACCTGCTGATGGTCAGGGTACAGGAACAGGAGAACGTGACCTGATGGATAAGCGCGAGATCCTGATGGCCTTCAAATCAACGCTCGACCGGGTGGTAGGTGACCTCGCGGTTGAGCTAAGTGCCGCTGCATCTGGCGCAAACCCGGTAAAGTCCTTCGATCTGGACGACCATGAGGGTATGCGCCAGGTGCAGGCAGGCGCCGAGCACGCGCTGGTCTACCAGTACGTTACGCTGGCGCCGGCCCCGCGCCACCCCTTGTATGAGTGTTCGTTCCTGGTCGGCGCCAAGACCTCCAACGACGAAGGCAACTACGACATGACCTCTCTGATGGTGGACATCGGCGAGCGGTTCGACGTCGGCGCGTTCATCGATCTGATGGACTGGAGCGGAGAGTTTGAGCCCACCGAGACACTCGGCAGCCTGATGATCACCGACTGCACCCCGTCGGCTCAGATGTTCGAGAACCAGGCGGGGATTCGCATGTTCCAGATCACGGGCAAGGTCATCGCCCATGGCTAAGGCGACGGTCAAGACCCGCCGGGTGAATATGTCGGCAGAGATGCTGAAGCGCGCGGCGGCGCAGGATCCTGCGGTGCGAGACAAGATCGCCAAGGACTTCCGCCTGTACGAGGGTCGCCGCATGTCCAGGGTGGTGACTGACCACTTCAAGGACGCCATCAACCAGGCCGCTCGGATCACCGGCATGGGTGTTCCAGGTGCGCACGCCGACCGGCCTGTGAAGGTCAAGACCAGCTACGGGGATGTTGACGTGGGGCGCTGGCAAGCGCTGGCCCAGCAGTACAGAAACGCCAAGCGGCGGCTTCGCCGGGGTACCGAAAACCTGTACTGGAAGTTCACAGGCGGAACCAGCGCCTACCTCTACAAGACTGCGGCGGCGGTAAAGCCAGCGCGCATCTTGAACGTGAAGGTGACCCCGACATCGGGCGGCAAGTCACAGGTGACAGTCAAAGTCAGCTCGACGATCACGGCGCCATCAACAGGCGATCCGGTGGTGGACGGGCTGATGCGTAACAGCTTCGTGCAAGGGACGTCCCGTGCGGTAGGCGGAGAAGCCTTCCTTGCTGATGCTGGGGGGAGGAAAAAGCTCACGCCGGCCGGTATAGTGGCGGTGAACGAGGCAAGACGCCCCCTTCTAGTGGAGCTTGCGGCAGCATTGGGCAACCGGGCTCGGCAGGCTTTGAGCAATCTGAAGTAACAAGGAGTGCACCAACATGGCACAACTCGGTAGTGCACGGACCCGCCAATGGAACCTGGGAGTGGCTGAGGTGCGCATTACGCCGCTTTCCGCTTCCGGTAAGGCATTGCAGTCCCACTCTGTTGGTCTGATCGACAATGCGACTGTCGAGGTAGCCCAGGAATCCGTTCGCCTTGAAGGTGGATTCCCGCGCAAACTCATTGACACTGCCATCGCCGCCCAGACTGCAAGCGTTCGCGCGACCCTGCGCGAATACAGCCGCCGCAACCTCCAGGTCCTGCTGGGACAGGGTGTTTCCGCCGGCAGCCCGGTGGACGTATCCACCACTCTGTCAGGCGCCGCCACCACCGCGGGCGCAACTTCGATGGAAGTCACCTCGGCCACCGGCATCGCAACCGGCGACACCCTCGTGGTGTTCCCGCGCGGCAAGCCTGAGCTGCTGTCGGTCGTGATGGTTGCTTCGGTAGCAACCAACACCATCACCCTGGATGATGCCACCCCGCTCCTGGTCGCCTACGACCCGGCCACCGTGGTGGACGTGTTCAACGCTCAGCCGATCGCTATTGGCGCGGTAGCCGAGACCAAGTACTTCGGCGTCCAGCTGATCCAGCGTAACCCGGTGAGCGGCCGTCCGCGTGTGTTCGACTTCTGGAAGTCGTCCATCTCCACCGGTATGACCTTCGAGACCTCCTCGCAAGACTACGGCTCCACCGAGCTGGGTCTGGAGATCCTCGAGCCGGCCGCCGACGAGTACGCCGCCGGCGGAGCGCTGGAGCACCTGGCCAAGATCATTCCGAACTACCCGGCAGGACGTATGTCCTTCGGCGCCGACGTCTGATCTCAGCGGTGAAACAGAGAAGGGCCAGCATTGCTGGCCCTTCTTTTTGGGAGCGACACTATGTCCGATAGCATTTTCTTCGAATTGAAATTGATCGGCCCACTCGCCAAGTTCACGGCGTTCCAACGCGAGCTGCTCGGGATGACCCTGGAGGCCAACCCCGGGGTGATGCTCGGCGCCGCGCTGCAAGACGTCTTCGACTACCTGGAGATCAAGCCGAAGAAGGGTCAGCTGGAGGCCATCGGCGAACGTCTGGTCAGAGACCACCAGAAGCAGGCGGAGCCGCAGACTGAGAAGCCTCAGCAGAACCTCCCGCAGGCGGCCAACAAGTCAGACTTCGGAGAGGCACTGATCAAGTGGATCAACGAGATGCACTCCTCAGACCGCCTCCTTGTCGCCACCGGCTTCGACATAGACCGCGCCAGGAGGATCTACTGCGAGGAGGACTATGCCTACACCGACCGGGTGTGCAAACTGTTCCTCGAGCAAAGCTGGCAAGGTAGCCTGGTGCAGCTGCAGGCCGCATCCGCGCCGTGGATGGGCGGCAAAGGCAACGGGAACCGAGGCCAGCCAGACGAGTACTTCGACATGTCCCAGGCGGCCGACGACGACCCACAGTGGAAAGAACTGGCAGGTTGCTTCGGGGGCGGCGTTTAGCGCGGCGTGCGATATACTGCCGCCAAGTTTTAATCCCTAGTCAGGAAGACGACACATGGCCAAGAAGCCCGAAATCCAGGCAGATGCCCTTCTAAATCTGGTCCTGGATCAGGACTCGCTTACGCGACAGCTGAAAACGGCTCTTGGCACATCGGTAAAAGAGGCGGCCTCTGCCACCCAGCTCGGCAACGAGCTGGTGTCGCCCAAGAACCTCCAGCAAATACGTCAGAAGCTGCAGAAGACCTTCGCCGACGCGAGCAAGGATCTCGGCGAGGCGGTGAATGTCGCCCAGTCGGACGGCCTGCGCGCGATCCTCGACAAGACTCGCCGAGACACGGTCAAGAAGTTCGAGCGCGATATCAACGATCTGATGACCGGAAAAGGCAGGTCGGCCACCCGCTCCTTGCCCGCCCTGCCAGCCCTCGGGAAAGAGCTCGACGAGCTGAAGACCGCGCTCAAAGTATTCGGAGCCGACTCGCTCCGCTCCGGCTCATACCAGCAGCGAGCTCCGGAGATCCAGCGGGCGGTGCGCAACGCCGAGCAGCTGAACAAGGTCATGACCGAGCTGGCTGGCATCCCCGCAGTAGCCGCCAAGGACCTGCAGAAAATCCGCTCCCTGGTCAACGACAAGGACACCGGGCGGTACCTGCGCATGCAGGCCGACGAGAGGAAGAACCTGGCCCGCTCAGGTCAGGCCCTCTCCTTGCAGACCCAGACACTGTCCAGGCTCGCTGGAACGCTCACGAAGATGGGCTTCGGCGATGCTGCGGCGGAGATCAAGGCTGCGAACCAGGCCCGGGCCGCTCTGGTCGGCGAGTTCAACAAGATCACCTCCCCCAAGGCCGTAGAGGAACGCGCCCGCCGAGAGACTCTGGCATCGCAGAAAGCCGAGGCGGCCGGCACCAAGCGGGACCGCCAGGCGCTGGCGCGCGAGGTAACCCGGCGCGAGAAAGAGCAACAGGCCCTCGGCACCGTGCAGACCGTGATCGGTGCACGCAGAGCAGGACAACCATCTCGCGGCCTCCTTGCCGCTATGAGCCCAGAGGAGCGTGCTCGCGCAGGCTACAAGCCGCGCGAGGAATACCGAGCCATCTCGCTGAAAAAACTTCAGCAGGACCGCGCCGCACTGGACAACTGGTTCGCCTCCCGCCAGGGGCCAGTAGCCAGGATGAACCCGCTGGAGGAGATCCGGCAGAACATCGCCCGGGCTGCTGCCGCCAACGCCGCTAAAGCATCCACTGCGAAGGTAAGAGACGACCGCGCCGCACTGGACAACTGGTTCGCCTCCCGCCAGGGGCCGGTCGCCAGGAGCACGCCGCTAGACGACGTCCGGCAAAACATTGCCCGGGCTGCTGCCGCCAACGCCGCGCGTGAGCAGCAGCAGCGCCAGAAGGAGCTGCAGGACTACAACGACGCCATCCGCAAGGATGGCGATCGCATGCTCGCGCTGCGTGCCGCCAGTCAGGAACGAATCCGCAAGGATGCCGTGAAACAGGCTGAACAGCAGGCCCGGGACGAGGAGAAGCGCGAGACAGCTCGCCTTGATTCGATAGCCAAGGCTCGTATCAAGGCCGCGCGCAAGGTGATGGCCCGTGAGGAGGCCGAGCGCCGCGCCGGCGGCATCTACACTCCCGCCGGGTTTGAGTCTTCTCGCCGCCAGTACGGCACGGCCAGCTTCGGCACCGTCGCGGCCAGCGGGCCGTCGGCGGAGCGAGACGCCAACCGCGCTGCCATGCTGCGCCTACTGGCCGCACGCAGGGACGATACACCGCTGAGGCTGGCAGATATCAGCCAGCGAGGCCAGATCGCCACGCTGCAGGCCCTGCGAGACCAGAACGCACGTCAGGAGCGTGAGGCTGCTGCGCGCCGCGCCGCCCAGCCACCTGTACCACCAGGTGGGGCTGGCGGCGGCGGCGGAGGCGGTAAGGAGCCCCAGGAATTCAGCTCCACCGGCAGGCTGCTGAGCCAGTTCGGCCGGTACGCTATCGGCTACGGCGGCCTCTACCAACTTCTCGGGTTGGTCACCCAGCTGAAGACCGAGATCATTGAGCTGGACCGTGCTTTTTACTCGATCAAGGCCGTCACCCAGGCTACCGACCGCGAGATGCGCGGGATCTCGCGCAGCATCCGCGAAGTCGCGCTGAACACCAACTTCACGACGCGCGAGATTGCGCAGGCGACCGAGATCCTCGGTCAGGCCGGCGTGATGCCGGCTGACATGGACAAGGTCCTCTCCTCGACAGCTCAGTTCGCCTCGGCCACCAACTCCTCCTTGTCGGTAGCCGCCGACCTGATGACCACTGTCCGGACGGTGTTCAAGGAGATGGACGAGAGCACTATCGCCGATCAGCTCACCCGCGCGATCAACCTCTCGAAGCTGACCGCCGAAGATCTGAAGACCATCCTCTCGCTGACCAGCCAGACGGCGGCCAGCTACAACGTCAACCTGGAGCAGCTGCTCGGGTCGGTCACTACCCTGCGTAACGCGGGTGTGAAGCCTTCCACCGTGGCGACCGGCCTGCGCCAGGCGATGCTGGAGATATTCAACCCAGACACCGCGACGATCAAAGCGCTCGGCGCGCGATACGGCGCCATGGGCGAGGAGATGGACGCTGGCGCCATCCAGCAGCGCTTCTTCGGCTTCACCAACGCGGCCAACCCGTTGATCGCAGCGCTGAGCGAGCTGAAGCGCCTGGGCTTTGCTGACGAAGGTCAGAAGACCCTCCAGCGCGGTGTCGACATCCGGGCCTTCAACGCCATCCAGGCGCTGATCTCCAACTTCAAGGAGCTGGAGGCAGCGGAGAACAAGATCACCTTCGGGCAAGCGGCGGCTGAAGGGTCCCGGGTGCAGATGGAGTCGCTGAGCGCCTCCCTTGAAAACCTCGGGGCTTCGGTCGTGGTGCTGGCCGAACAGCTATCGAACGGACTGGTCCGTCAGCTCGCCAACGGCGCGAAGGAAGCGACGAATCTGATAGAGCGCCTCAGCGAGCTCGACATTGAGCTAAAGGCCCAGGGAAAGGACGGCGTAGGCAGCATGTTCCAAGGCGCCTTCGCGGGCGGCGCCTTGGGTCTGCTGGCTAGCAAGGGGATGGGCTTCAAGGGGCGGGCAGCTGCGACGTTGGCCGGCGGGGTAGCGGGCGGCTACATGGCTGCCCCCTCCGAGGCGAACAGCGAGGGGCTCGGGGCGGGAGACATAGCCGGCATCGTCGGTACTGTGACCTTCCTCGGAAGCCTTTTGTTCGGCATCGCTCGCAAGTTCAAGCCGGTGGTGCAGGCTGCCAAGGCGGCGGAGAACAGTGGCCTGGGCAAGAAGGCGCTGGGCATCCTCGACGTGGTCGGCGGTGACGACTCTGGTAAGGGCGGCTGGGGCAACCGGATCAGCACCCTCCTCTCCCTTGTCACCGGTGTCGGCCTGGCCATGACCGCGCTGGATAGTGTGTTCGACCTGATGCCAGGGGCTGAGACCGAAAAGCTCCGCGCCCAGGCTGAAGCCGCGGCGCAGCGCGCTTCCAAGGCTAGCGCCGCGCTGAGCAAGAACCGCACGATGGTAGAGGCCTACGACGTCAACGCGGTGAACCCGAAAGAGGGGACCACCGCGGCGGCCTTCGGCAAATACGACGAGATGCTCGGCGACTTTCAGCTGAACATGGCGGATGCCTTCGGCGACGTGGCGGTATCCCAGGCGTCTGGATTGGAGACCCTGGTCAAGGAGTACGCCAACACGCCGTTCTCCCGCCGGGACGAAGTAAGGGCTCGCATTGACGAGCTGCTCGGCAGATCCAGTTCGGAGGTGACTGACAAGGTTCTGTTCGACCTCGGCATGCAGGCTGAGAGCATGGAGAGCGCTGTCGGAGGCCTGGTAGAAGGCACCCGCCAGACTATCACTGCAGTGACCGAGCGGATCCGTGAGGCCCGCGCGAATGGCGGCGATATCACCGCCGCCGACCAGGCGATGTCGCAGGCGTTCTCCGAGCAGTCTGAGGTATTGCGAGGCATTCTCGACGGAACCAACCAGCTAGACAGCACTGAGACCAAGCAGCGCCTCGAGGAATTCTTCGCGCGGTTCGTTGAGCTGATTGACGAGACGCCGAAACTGGAAGCGGAGCAGCGCTCGGCGCTGATGCTCAGCCTTCGGCAGGAAATGATCAACGCCCTGGCCCTGTCCGACAACAGCGCGGAGATTTCCGCTGCGGTCGTGCAGATCAGCAACAGCCTGGAGTTCATGGGACTGAGCGTAGCCCAGCGACTGGACTCGATCAGCTCCGCCTTGAATGCCCGCCGCACGCAGCTTCAGGCAGAGATAGCGGAGCTGGAGGGTCAGGCCCCTGGAGTGTTCAAGCGCTTCGGCAGCTGGCTCACCACCCCGATGGGACAGAGCGACCCTGAGCTTGAAGCCCAGGAAAAAGCCCGCCAGGCCGAAATCTCCAGGCGGCAGGCTCAGATGGCCGCGCTCGACCGCGAGAGCGAGATCCAGACTCAGAAGGCGTTCGAGCGCGAGAAGCAGCTGCTGGAGGAGAACGCAGAGTTCCGCCGGCAGTCGGCCAACCGCGCCCAGAACCTGGTAGGCGGGCTGGTAGGTGACGCCGACGTCCAGAAGGTGCTGCGCAATCCCGCCATGCTCCGCGACGCGGGCGTCACCGCCTCCCAAGCCAAACTGGTGAGCGAAAACCTCGACGCGCTGACCGGAGGCGATGCCTCGGCCTTGCTCAAGCGCCTCGGGGAAAGCAGCCGCACCGACAAAGAAGGGAAGCTGGTACCCGGCACCGAATACGAGAAGTTCAACAAGCTGGCCGAGCTGCTGGCCGCCAACGCTGCGCGCATGACCAAGGCGGAGGAGCGCCGCCTGCGCGACGAGAAAAACATGGTCACCGGTGACCTACTCCAGCGCCAGACAGCCGCCGAGACCGCGATCAAGAAGGCGGATTACGGCAAGAACTTCTCCTTGCTCACCAGCGATTCGCCCGATAACCCAGTGCGTCAGCTGTTCGCTACCCAGCGCGAGATCCTCACCAAGGAGCTGGCGCAGGCCAAGGCTGCGGCCGATGACGCGGTGGCTGATGACTCCAAGACCCAGATCGCCAAGCAGCAGAAGGTCATTGAGACCCAGGCCAAGCTCGACACCCTCGACATGGAAATGGAGCAGGAACTCGACAAGTTCCGCGCCAAGGCCAAGGGGGCGGCCGAAACCGCCAAGCGCAAGGCAGATGCCGAGGCCAAGAAGCAGGCTCAGATCGCCGTCACCCAGACCGGTATCGAGCAGAGGATCATCAAACAGGACTTCGACGAGGCGATCCGTGTAGGTGACGTGGAGGCCTTCCGGCAGAAGTCGGCTGAGTACGTCGCGGTGCAGGAGAAGCTGCGCGCCCAGCTGGAAGACGAGCTGAAGGCCCGCGGCTACAACGCCTCGCAGATCCTCGACGAGATCAAGCTGCGTGAGGATCTGAACAAACCGCTGGCCGAGCAGGTGGAGAACATCCGCAAGCTGGCCGCCCAGCGCCAGCAGATGCGCGATCTGGAGTTCCGCGACATCGGCTCAGGCCCTAACCTCGGTGGCAAGGAGAACACCGCTTACCTGGGCGCAGAAGGGTTCACCAGGGAGGAGATGGCCGCAGCCAACATGCGTGACATCATTCGTCTCCGCCAGCAGCGGGCCATGGTGATGGAAGACCTCTCCTTGCCTGAGCTGCAAGGGGACGAGGAGACGATCCAGAACCTGCGCAAGGAAATCGAGGACCTCGACACCCAGATCGGCACCACCCGGGCCAATCTGGAGCAGATCGCCATGTCTGCCGATCAGGCGATCTACAAGGCCTTCAGCCCGCGCAACCTGATGATCGAGCTGGAGAACACCCAGTACAGCTACCAGCAGCTGGGCAACAACCTGCGCGGCGGGCTGGTGTCGGCTCTCGATTCCGCTGGTGACGCGCTGGCACGGATGGTTGCCGAGGGCGGCGACTTCAAGGACGTCATGAGCGACATCATCTTCCAGCTCGCGCAGGAAGAACTGTCGATGATGTTCAAGACCAACCTGCGCGAGGGCGCGGCTGGTCTGACTGAGCTGTTCGGGGGCGAGAAGACTGTCGGTGAAGTCGGCAGCGGCTTCATGAAGAACATCTTCGGTTTCGGCGGCACTGACGATGCCAAGGCAGCGGGCGCCGGCGGGGCTTCAGATGCACTGGGAGGACTTCTCGGTACCGCTTCCGACAGCCTGACTTCGACCATGAATGTCCAGGCCGGGGTGGTCAACGTCAACGGAGCTGGCGGAGCCGCTGAGGGGGTTGCCAAGCTATTCGATGGAGGTGGTCAGGGTGAGGCTGCCAACGCGCTGAAAGGTGCTGCTGACGTCCTCTCGACTGAAGTCCCGGCGGCTGTAGGGGACGGCGTCAAGACGGAGTCACAAGGCTTCTTCGGCTCGATGGGCTCTAGCCTGATGGGGATGTTCAGCTCGGTAATGAGCTTCATCACCAGCATCTTTACCCAGCAAGCGGCCTCAGACGCTGCCAGCAGCGCCAGCGGCGGTGGCGGGATGGGTGGAGGCCTCGGCAGCCTGTTCGGAGGGAACGCAGCGTCCGGCGCCGGCAACGTCTCGGCTGGCGGGCCTAGCGGCGGTGGCGCGGTAGTAACCGGACCTGGCGGGGGCGCGGTACCGGCCGGAGGTGGCGGCAGCTGGGGTGGGGCGGTGGGAGGCGCCTTTGGCGGGGCCATGCTCGGCAACGCCCTGGGCGGTGCCCTGGGAGGCAAAAAGGGCAGCAAGTGGGGCACTGTGCTTGGTGCGCTCGCAGGCGCCTACTTCGGCTTCGGCATGGCCGGAGGGGGCCGGATCACCAAGAGCGGAATGGTGGTAGGCCCAGGCAAGAAGGGTGTTGACAGCGTCCCGGTAACGGTCAAGGGGACCAACGAGAACGGCCTCCTTGCACCAGGTGAATCCGTACTGAACACGAGGGCCACCGACGCCCTGGGCGCTGACTGGATAGATGCAGCCAACTCTGGGAAGCTGTTCCGCAAGGCCGTTGGCGGCGTGCTGGACGCCAGTTACAATGCCTCGAAGCGGGCGCAAGCTAGCGCCAGCAATAGCGTAGCGGCTTCGTCGGCCACGGTCGGTACGCCGGAAGCGCCGCAGGTCAACGTCAAGAACGTGAACGTGTTCGATCCAGGTGAGATCCAGTCAGCTCTCCAGAGCCGCCAAGGAGAGGATGTGATCATCAACCTGTTGAAGAAACGCGGCGCTATCAAATAAGGGGTTATGGATGCCGTATATCGTAGGGACAGCGAAGAACTCGACTGATTTTTATCAGCGCCTGAAGGGCTTCATCACCGGGGTCGGCTTCATCGGTCAGGCCACTTTTCAGGGGGTTGGAAACGGGCGGATGATAGACATCCGCCTTCCCGACATGTCCTTCGCCGCTGACGTCTACACCGTTACCTGCGAGACCACGGCACCCTACGGCGGCAGCTTTGGGGTGGAGTCATCCATCCGCGGGGTCCGGACTGACGCCAACGTCAGCTCCTCCTACCTCGACGAAGGCATCGAGTTCTACATCGACTTCGGGTCCACCGACTTCGTCCTGAACGACACCTTCACGGTTAAATTCGTCGAGTACAGCGCGATCTCCAAGCCCTGGATCAGCGAGCTGAAGGCCGGCACAGCCACCAAGACCGAGACCATCACCCTGACATGTGTGACGGCGGGTGTTCACGGCATCCCCAACGTGCAGGCCGCATCCCCTGCAGTGTTCTCCGTGGAGGGCAGCATGTCCGGCCCCCTCGGCAACTATAACCAGGGCGAGCTGTTCATGAGCAGCGTGGTGACCCTGCGGGTTGACCGAGGGAACGAGGGCGACGCAGCAACTCAGTTCACCGTCGGGGACACAATCAAGGTGTTCACCACGGCCAACGAACTGGTCGCGCTGAACCAGCAGTGGGTAACCCTACGGGAGGTTCCCAACGCCTCCAACCCGCTCCTTGACACGGAATGGATCTTCAAGGGGCCTGGGCTGGCCGGGGTCGACGAGATCTTCTGCGGCATGCAGGGCTTTGTCCTGTCCGGCATGCGCGGCTACGCGCCAAACCTCTCGTACAACGAGCAGCCTGGAATGCTGCCGGCAAGTGAGAGGCCTAGCCTCTCCTTGCGCGGATCGCTTACCCCGTACTGGATCACGGTAACGGGTCGGCGAATCATCGTCATGGTCAGGAACGACAACTACTACATGTCGATGTACCTAGGCCTAGGCCTTCCTTGGGGTTCTCCTAAGTACCAGCCTTATCTGCTGATCGTTGGGGGCTCTGCCAAAGGGGCTAGCTGGGCCACTACCGCCGATAGTAGCGCCAACTGGTGGTGCCCTCGGACGCCCGTCACCTACACCAGCCTGGATGCCTCTCAGACCAGTTCCCAGCTGAAAGTGCTGAACCGGGACGGGATCTGGAAAGGTCACCTAACCAACGGCTGGTCTACCAGTTTCTACTCGAGCGACGTGGAAGCTGTGCTTCCGTACAGCAACGGCGAGATAAGCCAGTATTCCTACAACCTCGACGGCGGCTTCCCGATGATGCCGCTGATCCTTACACCTCACCTTGGAGAGGTGGACGGAGCCTATGCGATTCCTTCGATTGGCTTCGTGAGCTCCGAAGACATCATCTACAAGCCGGTGGAGGGGCGGAAGTTCGTGGTCTGCTCTAACACCTTCCGTACCGGTACCTACGCTGCCCTGGAGCTCAAGTAATGGCCGAGTATTTTGAGAGTGGTTCGGCATCCGACGTAAACGACCTGCTGGGCAAGCTGCGCAACGCGATGACGCTTCATGGTGGGTGGACTCAGCAGCATCTTGAGTCGGACGGTACGTCAGGCGGGCAGCGTGCCCACCTGAGCAAGGGGAATCTGAAGGTCAACCTCCGCAGCGGCTTCAACAACGAGCTGCCTACCGCTTACCGGAACAACCGACTAGGCGGTTGGAACTGGTCTTTTACAGGCTTGAGCGTCGACTACCTGTGCATGAACCTGTCCTCGGACTTCAACTTCAGCAACCCATGGAACGGGCAACCAGGAGCTCCTGGCTATGCAGAGGGGCTGGCCGGCATGGCGTTCATGCTGACCGCCTTCGGCTCAATCTCGCGCTACTGGCTGTTCCTCCTTGAGGACCCGGACGCGGTATTCCTGATCATCGAGAACCGGCCTGACAAGTTCGAGTACCTGGCGTTCGGCAACCTGAGCCTTATCCAGACCGTTGAGTCCGGAGGTGAGTGGTTCTTCGGTAGCCGGAGCATGTCTCACCACTACGACCAGCTCCGGCCGCCGCTGGAGACTTCCTTCTACAACGTCACTTCTGGCAGCCAGAGCACCACGCAGCGCAACGTGAAAGGATTCGTCCGCCTGGTTGATTCCCGGTACGCCGCCAGTAACAGCTTGAGCGGCTGGGACAACTGTCGCACCTACGGCGTGGGCGGATCCTACGGAAGCAGCTCTGTTCTGAGCACTGACCTGACTACCAGCTACATCGAGAAGGAAGGCCGCTCAATCCTTTACCCGATCGCCGCGATAAAGGGGAACATGATCCTCGGCTACATCCCTCACGTAGCCAGAATCAGCATGCAGCCTTACATGCCAGGGGAGCAGGTGCTGGGTGTCGGTGAGACCTATCTGGCCTTCCCCGGCCACAAGCGATCGGTACCCTGGACGATGGCTGGGTATGGTTCTTCACCGTACCCAGCCAGCACTGAGGAGTACAATTTCCACGGGACTGGAATAGCGATTAGGAGGCCGTAATGGTCGTCAGGGTCTCCCACACCAGGGAAGCGTGGGGCAGCTTCGAAGACCAAAGGAACAGGGTCTTCAAGCCGGCGATCGACGAGCACGAACAATGGGAAAGCACCAGGAACGATAAGACCACCTGGTACTACCTATGGGAAGGGTTCTTCGCCCAGTCCACGGCGGTAAGGCTCAAGCCTACCGCCGGCGAGCGGTACGTGAAAGGCTTCCTCGGCCAGGCGCACCACCGGCCGAAAGTAACCGCCAGCGCCAGCTTCGCGCGCAGCTTCACCGATCTGTTCTATGGGCGGGTTCAGCTGAACCCGTCCTACATCGACATGGGCGCCGTACTGACGGCGCAGAGCCGCCAGATCGAACTGTGGAACGCGACTTTCTCCCCGGTGACCATCGAGGACATCACCGAAGTCGACAGCGCCGGCGTGCGCATCACCCTGGACGGTCCCCTCCCCTTGACCCTGCCGCCGCTGAAAGCAGTGACCGGTACCGTCACGGCCGAGCCGGCCGGCCCGAGCGAGATCAAGGCGCGCTTCCAGATCCTCACCAGCGTGGCCCAGAAGCCACCACTCCTTGCAGTGGTGGGCTCCCGCTCGGTCATCTTCGCCATCCCGCCGGACACCTCCAAGCCGTACCTGGAGAAGGTAGAGTGGTCGACCGACATCATCACTGCCTACGACGGCAGCGAGCAGCGTATCAGCGTGCATGACGGAGCTGACGTTACCCTGACGATGACCGTATTCCAGCAAGGCCGGCGTGCGCATCTGATGGACTCCTTCTTGTGGGGGTGGCAAGACAAGATCTACACCTTGCCTCTGTGGCACCGCGCCACCGCGCTTTCGGCTGCGGCTGCGGCCGGCGAGACCACCGTGTTCTGCTCAACAGCGGATGTAGGCCTGCGGGTAGATACGGTGATCATGCTGTGGCTGCAGGACAACCGCTACGAGGTCCAGGAGATCGCCGAGGTGCATGCTGACCGCGTCGTGGTGAAGCGCCCCCTTGTCTACTCGTGGCCGAGAGGGACTAGCGCCATGGCCTGCCGACCGGCCCGCTTGCCGGCAGAAGTTCAGACCACCTGGACGCACGGAGATCTGGCCAGCTTCCAGTTGAGCTTCATCTACACCGAGCTCGAGGACCCTGACCTGGTCGCCGACTGGGGAGGCTACTACCGGAACTACAGCGTCCTATTGCAGCAGCCTAACTGGGTTCAGCCGGTGACCGAGAAGACCACCCGCGAGATGGACGTGCTGGAAACTGACACGAAAGCTCGCTTCGTGAGGGTGAAGAACACCGGGCCTTACATCGTCCGCAACTTCGCCTGGTTCCTGAACAGCAAGGAGAAGGTCAGGCGGTTCAGGGGTTGGATGTATGCTCGCCGCGGCCGCGCGGTACCGTTCTGGGCGCCGAGCTGGAAAGCTGACTTCAAGCTGAAGAAGCGGGTGGCTGCCAGCGAGCAGCAGCTGACGGTGGAGAACGTGGGCTTCCAGGCGCTGTATCAGCAGAAGCAGGGCAAGAGCGACATCGCCATCTTCCTGCGCAACGGGACGATCCTCTACCGCCGCATAACCTCCTCGGCCACTGGCATAACCCCAGAGACCGAGGTCCTGATCCTGGACAGCGCGATCAACTTCAACATCGAGATGATCGATGTGCTGATGATATGCTTCCTCAGTCTGTATCGCCTGGACGGCGACTCGGCGGAATTGGATTGGCGCAGCGATAAGCTCGTCCTCTGCAGTCAGAACATGAGGCTTCTCTCAAATGTCGCTACGTGACCACGAAACAAGCGTTCACGGCGCGCG